TTCCTTTTGACCCGCAACTTTCTCACTTTCCATCTCAGCTATAACTTTAGGTTTCGCGGGACCTGCGATAACCTTCGCCTTTCTTTTAGGACGGCGAATAATCTTACGACGGAGTAGCTTTGCCCCCTTCGCAATAGAGATAGCCTTGCGAGCTATACTCTTCCCATTAGCGGCTTTCTTGCCACTTTTCAATTTGACGACAGTAGTCATGTTGGGCCTCATTGGTGATTAAGGAATCCACCCAACAAAAATTCAAATATTGTTCACCGGTCAGAAGACGAAGGAGTTCATCTTCTGTATACATCATCCTAGCACATGCCTGGTATACAGGCATGTCGCTATAATGAACTAATTGGAATAATAACCGGTTACATAAAAAAGTCGCATCTTGAAAATGGTCAGTAAGAACTAATTCGTTGCGCAACTGAACACACCTTGATAAAGAATTAAGAGCAAGCGGACTACGATTCTCAATCCACCGCATAGATTCCCAAAGCTTGTCCGCCCGTATAGTACGAGGAACAAGCCCATAGGAAGTCTTCACGGATACATGAGAAAGGAAATCCACCTCGGTGTGAGAAAGAAATTCACTTGCACACTTTAAATTCATTCCTATTTCAGCAAACCAATGGACCATATAAGGTATCGAAAAACTTGGACAACCATCCCATCCTAGAACAACATCATCACCATAATAGGCGGCAAAATCCGGGTAATCATCATCAGACAAAATCGAGAAAAATTGTTCAACCAACAACCACATACACAACGTATTATCATGCGCTGTGTTAGGCTGACCTGTTTGTGTGCCATGTTCGCACACCCACACGTAGCCATGATCATCAATGACATTCTTCTTGAGAACATTTGAGTAAAGAACATCTAGCTCTTCAACTTCATCTGGAGAAAACGCGGCACGCAAAGACCTGACACACTCATAAGCTGACAGTGGGACGCATGTGTCAAATGAAGACACATCCAAAGCCAACAAATGAGAACAATTACTGGCGGGTCCTGCGTAACGCCACCAGTTATGGTGGACATCAAGACCAAGATATGATGGCAATCCTTGACCAGACACCTCAATGGATTTATTAAACCCCTTGCACACACGAGACATGCGCATAAGGAGTCCAATTTCAGCACCCTCAATACGCCGGGCTGACTCTTTAGTCCTTTTAATCAATTCTCCTTTATCGAAAGAGGTTGAATAATAGAACTCCCTTTTCCTTTCGGTCACTTCCTCCATAAGGATAGATCTTGCTTGAGGATCAAGCAACATCTGCTCCTTAGAAGGAAACCTAGTCGAATGGGGGAATCCTGGGAACGTAGTCATTGGCATATCGGAAAGCACTGCATCAAAGTCGGCGATAAATCCGACTGGTACAAAAGCTTGAAATCTAGAAAAAACCCTCTGACGGGCATAATCGAGATCAAGCTCATAAGTTGGAACGTTGAACTTCATGGGTGAACCCTTACCTACCATATGAGAAGGAATGTAAGTGGGGTTATCAGAAGGCACCACATGAGGCAACACAAAAGAATCTAAAATCAAGAACTCTTTATAAGGAACAAAACGAGGGAAAGCATGATAAGAGACCATATTATTGGCAACACACAAAACTTCTTCAGCAACCAAACCATAAAAGTCAAGCCACCGCTGCACACTGGGCACAGCGGTCGCTCCTAGTTTTTTGGAGCGCGTAGCGTGGCTGCAGCCTCAAGGACAGCATCCAAAGACAATGCCCAAGAAGCATCTGGAGTGTTTCCACCCCAACGATGAATACCAATAATAGACAAAACACCTTTATGCATAACAAACAACAAGCGACCACAATCCCCTTCAAAAGTATTTGCACTATACTTCCAATCAGGACCACATTCACCAATCGATTTATGCACTTTAGTAACCATAGCAACACCAGAGGCACCAACCAAGCAGCCAGTTTCATAAGTTTCCTCACAATCCGAATAAACACGAAGACATCGAGTCATCGCAGTCAAATCAGATGGGGGGGAATCAGAAAAAACCAACAAATCTCGGCTAGCGTTCTCAAGAAGAAAATCGCTCTGTTTGAACTGCAACAACCTGCCCTTGTTGCCCTTCAACCGGAACGATCCACTAGCTTTTGATGCCGCCATGACAACATGACGAGGAACTATCCACCAAGTCTCGAGACGAAAAGCATGCCCGTAGGCCCGCTCTCCTTCATCGAAAACTTGGGACATTGCACCAATATGTTTGTCTGTGATTGAAGGAGTAGAATTACCCACTCCTTGTTGAACTCTCTTCTTAATTGGGGGTTTTCGCGGAACCCCGATTACACCCGTAGTAACTTCCTTCATGGGATCTTGCAATTTCCCTTGTTCCATAAATGGGCACTTGACCTTAGTGTGACCTTTTTGCTTGCAAGACGAACAGACTGCATTCATGAGTTTCTTACACTCGTGAACGTTGTGACCATCCATCTTACAAAAAACACAAGTGACAACAACTTTAGTTTCAGTAACAGCAGAGGTTTTAGTTTCCTCGGGCGCACTGCTTTGAGGAGGCGCAACCGACTTAACTTCTGGGAGCAATTTGTTTACCAGCCCTTGGGGGGCCACCACGCCTTGCTCTTCACTCTTCTTGTTACGAGAATCTTTAGTCATCATCCTTTGAGCTGCACTTTTCTTTTGTTTCTTTCGTGAAGATTTGGACAAGAAAGGTTGATCTTTCTTATAATTCTTGACTTGCTCAACCTTATACTCTAAATCACGCAATCTATCATTCACACCTCTACTCGCCTCTTCCAGTTTAGTTGCAACTCCAACATTAGTGATGGAGCGATAGGATGAATAGAAAGAACAAACTGAGAGCAC